TCTTGATAAATTAACTCTAATTGACGTTGTGCCTCATCTTCAAGCGTTCCGCCGCTTACTGAAAAGTTTTTATCGCGATCATAAATTTCAATACCTTTTGCTAATTGTTCAACGGTAATTGAAAAATCTGTTTGATTCATACCTTCCGTTGTAATAGCATCCCCGCGGTTTAATGTTTGAAGTGCTGCATCGATCAATTCAAATTGTGTAAATGAAACGGTATTACCCGCACCAACACCTTGTAAATCTTTGTTTTCAACGATTACACCCATCTTTGCAAGTACCAAATTCTTTGTTAAATTTGCACGTGCTGAATCCCCAACTACTTTTGCGTTAATTAACATAAATAAAACCCCCGTTTAATATAATTATTTATTTTCTTTACGAAGCTTTTCGTACAATTCCGCATTTTCATCAAGTAATTTACCTTTTTCCGTACTTGATAATTGCGACCATGTTTTGCCTTCATAAAGAGAAATATCACTTTTTGTATCTTGCGGTGCTTTTCCGCCTTTTGCAAAGCGTTTTTCAACTTCCGCTTGTACATGTGCTTTAAATTCTTTTTCAAAGCTTTCAATATTTTTTGTTGTTGTTTCTTCATCCATATCAACGAACAAACCAACAAGTGATAAAGGTAATTGTTTATCACTTAAAATACCAACCGCTTTATTTTTTAGTTTTTCATGAAGTGCTTCACGCTTTTGATCTTCCAACTCTTTTAAAAGTTGATCAACCTTTAATTCCGCTTCACTTTTGTTTGGATTGCGTTTTTGCATCTCTTCATCAATCAATTTTTGCAAATTGTTTTGTTTCCAAGTATCCAAAGATTTTGTAAAGTGTGCATCTTTTAATGATTGTGCAAATCCTTTACCATCTTCTTGTTCTTCAATCCATTTTGAAACGGTATCTTTTGAAAGCGGTGCTTGTACTTCCGTTTTAAAACCATCCAAAAATGTTTTTACACCTTCATCTTCTTTGTTTGATTCAATAAACGCTTTAATTTCTTCTAAATTCATCTTCATTACCCCCATATGCCCTTTAAGTTGCGTGTGCCCCTCAAAGTTCAAAAATATGTTTTTTAATACTCTACATTTTCATACGTTCCTACAACTTCATATTGTTAACCATACAAAAATATATTTTTATTTATTTTTTTAAAACCCTTTCTTTGTACCATTCTTGATACGTTGTATAAGGGATCAATTCACTTTTCCGTTCTTCCGCGTTCCATACACGGCGTGTTTCGTTTGCATAATCAAATCCTTCAACCCGTTCAACTACTTTACACCTACAATTGATATCAAGACCCGCTACACCGAAATGTTGCGGTGCCATTGCTTTATACCCGTTGTATTCAAAAGGTTTATCAAGATCCCGTATTTGACCATCTAAAATACGGTGTGAATGCCTTGCTTTTTTATCAAGAGATGTTACCCACATCTTTTTAATGGAAATACCTTTTTTTTGTGCATGAAGCATTGAATTAAAACGTGCTTCATTTTGTACACGCCCCGCTTCTGTTCGTACAACACGTATTGCTTTTTGTGCATCACCATCAAGTACATCTTTTATACGTTTTGCCATTTTCGTATAACTTTCACCTTGTGCAATTCCTTGTGCCAATTGTGTTTTTAATTTTACGATCACATCCGAGCGGTTTTTTTCTAAACGTTCCCCAAGTGTTAACCCCGTAAAAGGTGCTTGTATGATTGCGTCAATTACCGCTTTATCAATCATTGCGTACGCAAGTTTTGCTTGTGCCGTTGTTTCAAGTACAAACCCCGTATAAAGAAATGAATCCACATATACATTTGAAAGCATGGCATATACGCTTTTATCCGTTTCTTTTCCGTATGTTGTGATCGTGTCAATTATTTGTGTTTCTAGTGCTTTCATCCTGTTGTATCTGTTCATTTCTTCCCAAGAAAGATTATCAACACCCAATTGTTCAAATAATTTACCAAGATGAGCACGAACATCACGAAGTATAAGAGCGTAAACCCTTAATACTTCTTTTTCCGTGATGTTTTGCTTGTAATCGTTTTGTTTTTCCAACCAATCGTAAATATTATCGTACGTTTGTTGTTGTGCCATTTGTACCATCACCTTCATCAATACTTACATCATCAAGGTTTACCGCATCTTCATTTTGTTCTTCAAGAGCTTGTATTTCATAATCAACATCATCAACCGCACGGGATAAAGCAAGGCGTGATTTATCACTTATTAAACCATTCCATTTTGCTTGTACTTCCGCTTCATATAAAAGATCAACGGGTAAATTACGCTTGAATGTAAAGAAAATATCTATGTAATCAAGTGCAATGCCTTTTACATTCCATGATGAACAAATCACTTGAAACAAATTACGTAATGATACTTCAATTTCAACTTCTGAATTGATCGAATCATTATCAAGGTCAAGCAATTTCCATTTGCGAGATTCCCCGCTTTCCGCCCCACCGCTAAATGCTTCATCATTGTAATTAATACGTTTTGAAAATTTATAAATGTTTTCTTCAAGGGTTTTTTTCTGATTTTCAAAAAACGCATCGTTTATTTGTTTTGTAAGATATGCAACTTGTGCATCTTTTGGTAATTTGATCGCACCCGTTTGTTTCATTGCTTGAATCGTTTCGTTTGTTAATTCAAATTCACCCGTAAATACCATGTACGAATTACGAAACGCTTCAATTTCATTTTGTGCATCACTAACAATACGATCATACGCATCAATATCTTCTTCCACCTTTTCAAAATCACCAAGACGTTCTTCATTGTTTGGTACTTCAATTACAGGTGTAAAGGTATATTGATGTAAACGATACCCAACCGTACCCGTATTTTGATCCGTTTCATTACGATCAAATTCAAATACGCCATCTTCATTTTTCACATAATGATATTCATATTGTGCATCATAACAAACCGCTTTTTGTCTTTGTTCCACTTCTCCTTTTGCGTTGATTACATCCACCATGAAATAACGTATTGCATAACGATCATCACCATTATAAATAAAAATAATTTCCCATGGTTTACCGTTTAAAACGCGTTCTTTTCCGTTTGTTTCATCAATGTATGCAATCCATGCACCGTATCCACATATGCTTGCCATTTTACCCGCTTCTTTAACTACTTTTTTCATGTTATTACGAATGGTAAAACGTTGCAATTCATCATATGCCGTTTTGTAATCCGTTTCATTCATTGTATCCGCTTGATCAATTTGAAACGATACGGGAACACCATACATATAACTTACTTTTTGATCAACGATCATACCGCGAAAATCATTACGCAATTTGTTGTTTGGTTTTGTTTCATCTTCAATGGTACGGTTTAATATAGGTACTTCACCTTTATACCCTTTGTACATTTGTATCATCTTTTCACGTCTTGTTGCATGTTTGGTGATGTATCCATCTAATACATCACTTTGAATGTTTAAAAAATCCATGTTATACTTCCCCCTTGTTTCTGTTTAAGAAATCAACCGCGATATTATGCAATTGTTGTTTATCATCAATGAAGGGTAAAGAAATATTTGCAATAAATGCACCATTTTCTTTTACATCTTCCGCATCTTCAAGCACCATCATCAAACGGGTATTTCCTACATAACCACCGTATATATACACCTTGTTCACCTTTACAAACTTCATTTGATTCACCTCTTATAATCGCGTAATTGCGTATGCTTTCTTTTGTTCATCAATCATTTCACATAAAGCGGTGATACAATCCGCACCATCATCATGTTTGTTTGCTTTTTGTTCCTTTTGGAAATTTACCATGTGTGCATAAAAATCTTTATACTTCCCTTTCCAATTCACGGGGAACAATACAATGTTTTGTACCACATTTGAATACGCAAGAATACGTGAATATTTGTTTTTACTTTGGTTTTTTGGTGTGATACTTACCTTTACGTTCTTGTATGTATCTTTTAATATCCTTTGAATGTTACGAGCGATAACACCGCCCGCACTATTGCTTTCAATGGTGCATTTGATAGGATAACCATATTGTTTTTGTACTGAATCAAGACGTTTTGCCGTTTCTTGTTCCGTTACATCACTTGCTTCTTGTGTGTAATATACATCAAGTACATACAATTCTTTGGTGCTTGTCTTACCCGCAATGATCATTACGT